ATCGACAAAAACCCTTTATCCTTATAAAAGGCATACGCAATCCCCGCTGGTGTTGGTTTATTCTCACCCATTATTGTTTCTCAAAAAAGCGGGGGACGACGATAGAAGCAAAGATAGAGGGGTTTTCGCCGCCCCGCCGCCAAGGTTCGTATTATTGTGGATTATCACTTTCATCTTTGCTCTACCTTATTATACCACATCACCCACAAATTTCAACCCCCTAAACTTGCGGAGGTTCTTAAATTATTTTCCTCTTGACTTCTCGTTCCAAATATGATATACTATGTCTATGGAAGAACCAGAGCGTGGAATTAGGTTAGTCGTGGTAGAGGCATACGAGACAGGCCCTACTCATTTGGTCGTCAGGGCAAGGGAGCAAATTAATGATCCAGTCGAGGATGTATTAACACAATCTCTATATGTCCGAAAGCCAACCTTTATTCAGTTTGGAGACCGACTACTATACTATAAGTCTGTTTCGGAATTCTTCCTCGACCGTGGGCCAAAATTACAATATAAAGTGCATACCGACCCCTTTCCAAAGGAGGTGCTTGCACAATTAATTTTAGATTGCAGTCTTTTAGATACAACCTTTTTGGGGGAGGATGGGGATGTCTAAGGGAAGTTGGACGAGACCTCGCCAAATATCACGGGAGGAATATGACCTCCGGTATGATTTGATGTTCGGAAAGATAACCTCCGCAGAGTTTGAAGTTGGGATGGAAAAACTTCGTAAGGCAGGAAAGCTAAAATATTCTTGGAGTAAAATGAGATGAGTAGAAGTTTCAAAAAAGCTATCATAACTATTTCTAAAAAATTAAGGGGTAACGCTTATCGTGCTATGAGGAAACGAGTCAAGGCTAAATTAGCTAAAATAGACATAGAGGATGTTGACGGGCCTGACCTTGTTGACATTGAGGCTGATACAAAAGAACTTGGCTTAGAGGAATATGGAACTAAATTAGGAGTTGAGTTCTGGGATATAGATAAAGAGGAAAAAAGAAAGGACAGAAGAAAATGAAGCTTGCAATAGTGGGCGGTAGGGCGTTTAGTGATTATGAATTATTGAAAAGTTGGATACAATTTTTCTTAAATGATACAGATAATTTAATCATTATTTCTGGAGGAGCCAAAGGAGCAGATGGGTTGGGAAAACAATTTGCCGCAGAATTTGGGCTTGAATATATTGAATTTCCTGCTAATTGGAACAAGCATGGAAAGGCTGCGGGATTTATTCGCAACCAACAAATAGTAGATGCTTGTGATATGGTACTAGCCTTTTGGGACGGTAAGTCACAGGGAACTGCCGATACTATTGAAAAAGCCAAACGAGCAAAGAAGCCTACTTTTATTGTTTACTTCTGAAAGAGGTTTGGAATGAATAAAATAACAAATATTGATTGGTCACATTTAGACCAGCCAAAAGGAGAATATTATGAAGGGGAAATAGGTATAACAAGAAAAATACCTTACGCACCATCAAAACCGTGTATGCACCCCGAACACAACCCGCCTGGTATGTGCGTATTTGAGCCGGGGGTGTATGAACACACTTGTCCTGGATGTGGTAAAAAAACTATTTTTGTAGTAAATGGTATATATCTTTAAGAAAGTAACACAATGGAAAGAAAAATTATTAATGAGGAGCTTGCATCGTGACATTACCGCAGATGCCTAAGACGTTGGATTTGGGATTTGGGGAGTTAGTGGAACTATCCTACCTCGAAACCGTTTTTGGTCTTACAAGACGGGCTGCGAGCAAATACCTAAAAGTATTAAGGATTGAACCAATCTATGTTGGGAAGGATGTTTATTTTAGTTTATCTACCTTCAAAAGAATTATTTTCGTTTTAACTCGTCCGGGAGGCCCCGGAATGGTTATGCCTGCAAGTTTAGCCAAAAATAATCCAAGAAAAATAAAAGACCCTAATTGTACTTTTGGGGTTACGGATGAAATATTAGAACAAGCAGCAAACCCGGCAATTCTTGCTGAAATGCTCGCATCGGACGGGAGGAATCCGAATATCATCAAACAATTTATCAAAAATCGCGTGGGCAGACCTACAAAGGATGCAGAAGATGAACAATCTACCTGAAAAAATAACACCTGAGGAAGCAGTCTCTGCCGTTTTATCTCTTAATGATGCAACCCTGGTAGCAACCTTATTCAATAGATTAGGGTGGAGCCTTACGGAAGAAATTATAGAAACACTGTATGTGGCAAAACAAACCCTAAATTTGGGGGCAAAAATGACGGCAATTAAATACCTACGTACTCTCCTCCAAGAGGCTGCTGAGGCTTCGGGTTATATTACCCAAGTATCTCAAACACGACCGGGGGCCGACGGGGGTTCGACTACTTTCAGTGCCAAACGAATTTCGGCGGCATTGAATCCAACTAAAAATGTAATATCAAAGGAGATTTCAGATGACAGACCAAAACCAGAAACCGAATCAGAAAAGCATATTGGAATCACTGGGGGCGAGGGGTCAGAATGTCCCAGACCAGATACAGGACGAGATTCTAACCCAAGCAATGTGCGAAGCGAGTCTGGAGGAGAGAATTCAAAACGGCCTCTTGGAGGGGAACTTGACCGAACTTCCAACACCGAAACCGCCGATTCAGCCTCCGCAGACACCTACGACTACGGAAACACCTCTGACACCGGAACTGAATGTGACGGTATCCCCGGAAACGATGACGGGGGAAATCCCTGCATCCAGCATAGACCCCCAACCTGCGATCCCAAACTCTACCCCGGTATCTCCGGAAGTCCCCCCGCAGAAAAGTAAAGCTGAGATTATCGAACGGGTCGAACAAATAAAAGATGATGCTGCGAGCAAGATAGGATACGGGAAAGAGTGTGGCCCTTTTAATGATTCAAACCTGCGGAGGTTAAAAGAATATATTGCCGGGCCGGAATACGAAATAAACAGGGTGATGTATCAACTTTCCTCGTTATGTTCAATTCCGCAGGTTATTCCTTCGATGACTTTGTGGGATATGCAAAAGGGTGTGGATTTTCCTAAGTTGGTATTTGAGTTAGTTAAGACGCCGGGATTTATTGATAATGTTTGGCCGTACCTGAAATTACTGCTTGGGGCTTCAAAGGATAATACGGTATGGGCTGCTTCGGTGTTGACGACTATAGCAACCTTCGAGGCCATAAAAGTTCTGCCTTTTACTACGGGGCACAATGAAAATATATAGACCTTATCCTGTATATCCCCTACCGTCGGACTATTCTGACTTGTCTCTGGATGGTCAGAAGCAAGCGAGGCTTACTACGCTAAAGAAGCAGGATACTCCGAAGCATCTTGTCGAGGCGTGGGATTTGTTTAGGCGGTTGTATCTTGCCGGGGACGAGGACCAGAGATTTTATAAAGATGGTCTTTTAGAATCGCCGGACTTTCACTCCGAAATGGTTTTCGACCTCGGACAATTTGCGTTGAACGCTTGGGCTGCCCCGCGAGGCAGTGCTAAGTCAACATTGATGGTTCTTGAAGTTCCATTGTTGATGGCTCTTACGAGAGATTTCTTCGATATTGGATTGTATTTCTCCACGGAAAAGATGAAGCAGCCGAGATTTGATGTTCTTATGGCACAGTTTATGGAGAACGAAAGAATTATTGCAGACTTTGGGCAGCTAAAACCAAAACGAGGGTCGGCTACTTGGAACCATGAATATCTTCAATTGCTGAATGGTTCGACTATATCGGGAAGTAGTATTATGGGTAGGATACGTGGTGGACGCCCAAGACTTCTTATTTTAGATGACCCCGAAAACGATCCCGATAGTGATTCGGAGACATCTCGACTTGCGGTTATCGAAAAATTTGAGGCTATTCTTTTTAAGAAATTGCTTCCGATGTTAAAACCCGGAACTCAAATGTTCTGGATTGGAACTCTTATAGACCGCAAATCATTTTTATATAGAGCGACGTTGGGGGACGATTCTCGATTTGACTATTGGAATAGGAAAGTTTTACGGGCTATCGCTTATGATAAAGGGGACAAAACTAAGTGCCAATTGCTTTGGCCCCAGATGTGGTCACGAGAGTTCTTGGAAAATCAGAAAGAACGAATAGGGGCAAGTGCTTTTGCCTCCGAATATTGCAACGAGCCGATTAGTGACCAGGATAGAATATTATTGGTTGATCCCCGTAAAAACGAATATACTGTTGATGGAGAATTTAGCTGGGATAACCCTTTGGCTAATACAAATAAAGTCCATTGGCAAGAACGGATATTTGGGCATGATAATAATCATAGAACATATAAGGAAATGGAGAAGCCCTTCAATGAGTTAGTGCGACCCATGTTTAAGATTCTCCTGTTCGATTACGCAAGAGGGCTTACGTCTTACCATGATTATTCCTGTATCGCAATTTGTGGATTTGATACGTTGGGAACGATGTGGGTTTTGGACATCTGGCTTGGCCGAGCAAAAGATGACACTCTTATGCGTTTGATTTATGAGAAAGGATTAGCATGGCAAGTTCGTATTCTTGGGATAGAAGCCGTTTCGATTCAAAAGAGCTTTGCGGAGGCTCTACAAGAATATGTAACGGAACAAACAGGTGCGAGGGGGGATCAGTGGCGGGGTCGAGTATTCCCTATTACATATCCCGGGAAAGAAACCAAGGCTCAACGCATTGCGTCCCTGGAGTGGCGGTTCAACTCGGGGCGTATCAAGTATCCGGCACATTTGGCAAATGAATGGCCATACAATCAACTTTATGCCCAGTCCTCCGATTTTACAATGGATTTGGCCTTGTTGCAGCACGACGATGTGATAGATACC